GGGTGGTAATTATGCGAAACTGTATACGGAACTTTGTCGGTGTGGAAACTCCAGTTGTCTAGGATGCCTGTGTGTAGCTCGTACTCCCAGTTGGAGTCATAGCCCTTAACTAGATCCTTCTCTACTGGTCGCTTGACCCTAGCTTTACGGTAACCTTTCTTGATCTTATTCAATGTATGGACACCTCTCTGCGCTCTAACTCAGCATCTATCAGTAGACGTAGGTCAGTTAAGAACTCTGAATCTATGTCAGTAACAGACTTGGTTTCGTTGTTGTACAGATAACTACCCGTAGCAATAATCATTTCTTCGATAGTCATTTGATTTCTCCTAAAGTAATCTCTTCTATCACACGATTAGGATCTTGTTTAAGCAACCGTTGTATCTTGTTACGTATCCACTTAGGGTGGTAAGCATTTAGGTGCATGGTGCGGTGTGCCATGAAGTGTGTTTGAGTTGGCATAAAGTTCTTATAGTTTTCGATGTTGATCTTCTGACCTTCTTCTTCAGTAAGCAGAGTCCTTAACCAATCAACTATAATAGTTCCTGAATGCAACCTAATACGCTTAGCTTTCCTACCGTTCATAGTAGTTCCTCTACTTTAGGTTCAACTACAACCTCTGTTAAGTATGTAAATCCGTTTGAGTATTTAAAGGTACGTAGTCCTGCACCATCATTAGAGTCTTTGTAGCATTGGTGCTTGTACTTACACCAACTACAACCCTTGGGAAGTTTCATGTTGCCCTTCTTCCCATCAGGTATGGGAGTATAACATAAAGCAGGGGGCGTGTCAAGATCTAGTGCAGGTAATAGCTTACTGATAGATGATTTAATGTTGGGCTTATCAAGATCGTCCGGCACATACATGCACAACTCGCCGCTCTCTTTGTTCAGCACCAAGAACCCGCCCTTGTCTGTACCCTCTGCCGCTTCGTAACCTGCAAGCTGACCTAAGTATCCAAACGGATCATCCTCTGACAAGCGACCATCACGGAACTTATTGAATGCAAAGCGGGATGCAGTCTTAACATCAACCACCTCGCCGTTAATCTTGCAGTCCATGTGACCTATGATACCCTTAACGGATACTTCTTTTTGCTCGTCTGTTACCTTGTGTCCTGCCATACGTACAAGCATCAACACAATCTCTTCAAGCAAGTGACCGTATAGAAACTTAATCTGTGTTGGCCCATCAATACCTCCACGCCCTTGAGGGTCACGCTTCTCATACCACAACTGACGCGAAGGTTTCCCTACATTTGACATACGAACAGTAAAGTTTTTGCTTCTTTCAGACGGTGCAGCCCAAGACATTAGCGCCTCTCTCATTCCTGCAACCGTGTTATCAATATCTTTCTCTGTTAACGGTAAGACTTTACCATCTGATAAGCTTTCTAAGTGTTTATAAATGTCAGGTACTATAGTATTGAGCTGCATGTTACGCGCCTTTTATGTTTTTAATTATATTCTTTATGGTAGATAGCTCTGTTTTAAACCATTCACTAGAGTGCTTAATGTTATTAGATTTTAACTCTGTGTGAATTATTTTTTCAGCTTCTTTTCTATCACTAAAATACTTAGCATACTCTACCATATAGTCCCTGAAAGGTGAAGAAGTTTGATACCCTGCACATCTATCATAGGCATCAAGAGCCATGCCAACCTTAAACCATCCCTCCCATGCAGGATTAGATACAATGTATACATACCCCTCTTTAACAGCGGTGTATTCATCTAATGATGCAAACGCTACACTTTCAAAAGTTTTAAATTTGCCAGGTCTATATAGTGGGTGGGACTTAGAGATGTACTTGCCATTAACATACATAGAAGTGTCTATTCTTTTCCTGATTGTGCTGGCTCTTTCTCTTATATGATCTCCAGTATGTATACTTGTTCCGTCTTCGGGGTAGTAGTACCACCATTCGTTGTCTACAAACTTATATCTTTCTGGGTGGGTAATTGTTTTACCCATAGGATTCTCAGGTATTTCTAGTTTATTAATGTGTTTCACTCCAGTTACTCCCTACGTTGTAGTCCCCATCAAGAGGACAATTAAGATTAAAGATTTTACCTGCTCTAACAATAGCTTCAACGCCTAGTTTACCCACAGCGTCTGCGTGATCTTCGCGGCATTCTATCTGCCACTCATCGTGGACGTTAGCTACAAACTTAGCATCCAGTTTTTTATTTATAAGCATGTCATTTAAAAGTATAACTGCTTGCTTCATAACTATTGCGCCTGCGCCCTGTAACAATGTGTTCAGTGCAGCGTGTTCTGATCTAACTGTCAGCCGTCTACCGTCTAGTGCTTTAATGAATCCTGTTTTAGCTTCTCGTTGTACGCTATCTGTAAGCTGTTTAAATGATGGGAGATTATCAAAGAAGCGTTGTCTAAGTCCTTTCCCAACCGTTCTACTTCCTCCAACCACTGACCCAAGCTTAGCATCTCCTGCTCCGTAGAGGAGGGCATAGATGAAAGTTTTTGCCTGACTTCTTGATTCAATTCTAGCAAGGCGCTGATTAGCGGTGTGTATATCGCCGTTAAGTATTTCATTTGTATAGTCCTTATCGTTTAAATAATGTGCCAACATCCTAAGCTCTAAGCCAGAAGCGTCAACCCCCACTAGCTTGTAGCCGTCTGGTACTGTCCAACAAGACCGGCAATCTTCGCCGTATGGTGACGAACTACTTGGAATCTGCGCCATGTTGGGATGAGAATGTGTCATGCGAGAAGTCACTGCACCATTAGGATTAACATATCCGTGTACTCTACCTGTCTCTTCGTCAAGCTCTTTTATCCAGCTCTTAGTTTGAGCTAAGCGTTTTTGAACCATCAAGTACTTTGCAATCAGGGCAGCCTGTGGAATGTTCTTAACTCTATTTAAAGTAGATTCATCTACAATGGGTTGACCCGTAGGTGTAAACTTCTTTGGACTCCAACCAAAACGAATTAAGTACTCGCCTATTTGTTTGCGTGATCCTAGGTTAAAAGGTGTCTCAGTTTTACGGGCAATAGGTAAGCATTCCTCTTTGTTTAAAAGCATTCGCTCATACTCATTATCGCTTAGCCTAGTTCCCTTGTCGTATTGATCGGTGGCTGTCTTAGCTAATGCACCTGTCGCTGTGTACTTAGGTGTTAGTATCTGAGTAGTAACTACAGGCCGGAACTCTTCCTGAACCTCCTGCTCTATATCGTGTAGCTTGGTTTCAAACATAGCCATCAGGCCCATAACTTTTTCAACATCTAATACAAAACCATTGGTTCGCTGCTGATCTACAATCTTAGCTACTGCGTGTTCTATTTGCACTGACTGCGGAGTGAAGCCACGGCTCTCAAGCTTGAGTGCTTCATAGACTTTAGTGTTGAGCAACACATCATTCTTGCAGTACTCTAGCATCTCAGGCGTGTAAGCGTTCCAAGCGTCTTCTTGTTGACCGAAGTCACCCTTGCGAAAGCCTAGCCTGTAGCCCCACCCTTCAAGGCCGTGGTTGCCTTCGCGTGTAGGCTTGAACAAACGTGACAGTACTAATGTATCAACAATCTTTTTACTGAACAGATCTATACCTGCAAGCTTCTTAATGACAGGGATGTCGTAGCCTATTACGTTGTGACCGATCAGTTTAGTTGCAGCAGACAACATCTTGTACCCCTCTTCTAACTGGGTGTTGTCAAACGTAAATACATCCATTGTGTCTACGTCTTGAGCTACAATGCAGAAGATTTTTGTAGGGTCTAGGCCGTCTGCTTCTATATCAAATACTAAGTTACTCATATAATCTCTCCATCAAACTGCGCTTCATCATAGTCGTCTAACTCTCTAAGCCTACCTGTCTTGTTATCATATAGTAAGTGAGAAGCAACGCCAACATCACCAGTGTATCGTGACTTCAAGACCCTGACCTTGGTGGTTGATGCTTCTATCTTATCCTCTGCTTGTTGGTTTCGCTCCAAGCTAATAACACAGTCACTTAACTGAGCAATACTTTGGCTACCTCTGAGGTGTGATAGACCTGTCTCTATGCCGTTCTCGTGTCCACGGTTCCCTTCAACCCTGCGGAGATGTGACACCAGTATCATACCACAGCCTGTCTCCTCTACCATAGTCCTGAGACGATGCATGATGCCGTCAATAGCTTTACGCTCATCGTTTTCTAGCGTAGATAGGACTAACATATGCAAGTGATCAACTACAATCCATTTGCAATCAAGACCTATAATCATGTAGCGTAGCTTGCTGAAGATGTCGTCAAGGTTGTTGACACCGTGATGTGCATGAATCCAAACACGACCATCGTTGTCACCCATAAAGACTTTCTTAAAGCAGTCATCTAGTTGTGACTCAGTAAACTCAGCCTTCACACTATCAAGGTGCAGCTTAGCGTTAGCCTCCACTGCCATGATACCTTCGGCAGTACGCGACCACGTTTCTTCAAGGGCTATGACACCTACGTTATCTTCGGTGTTCTCAATCAGCCAGTGTTCAATCTCTCTGGTGACGGAGGACTTACCAAGACCTGTGCCACCTGTAAGAGTTACTAACTCACCTGCTCTAAGGCCCTCTAGTTTCTTATTAAGTCCACTCCAAGGATAAGGTATGGCTCTTTTCTTTTCTAGTCTTAGCTTCTGGTATGCTTCAAACTGATCAGATAGATTTAATACACCGGACGGCGTATAGATTTTAGAATCCCAAAAAGCACTGACGTATGCAGCATGTCTACCTTGGCGTAACATATCGTTAGCATCTTTGTAGTCCACGGGCAGTGTCATTATCTTAGCTTTGCCAGGAGTTAATAACTTTGCAACTTTCTGAGCCGCTTCCTTACCGTGCTTGTCGTTGTCAAAGTTAATGACTACAGCATCAAAGGACTCAAGGTACTCTAGATTTTCCTTAACATCACGGACACCACCTGCCGCACCTGACTTAATAGATACCGCAGGCCACTTACTACCCATAAGTTCGTAAGCAGCCATCGCATCACACTCGCCTTCTGTTAATGTTATAAACTTACCACCTGCTTTGAACAGGTTCTCTCCAAACAACCCTACTTCTTTAGGGCTTCCTGTCCAAATAAACTCCTTATTTTGCTTACGGACTTTAGTTCCTGCATGTTCGTGTCCGTTGTAGTAGGGGTAGTAGTGCTTGTCTACCTTGCCGTTAATGGTTGAAGCTTTGACACCGTACTTCTTAGCTGTAGCTAAGCTTATCTTGCGGTCAATCAACTCTACAAATGAAGCGGCAACAGGGTTTTTCTCCTTCATTCTATTGTTCCTTTGATACACTGTAAAGTCCGTTACGGTATCAGGTGCTTGCACTTTCGCTGTGCTATAGGTTGGAAAATATTTTAAACAAACAAAGCAGTAGGCTGATCCATCTGCGTTAATAGAGGCCCCGTCAGTAGACCCACACGAATCGTCCTGACAGGGTTGGTGCAGTTTAACAAAAGCCATTCGGCTTACTCCTCAGTTACTTCAACTTCCTCTGTTGCAATGGCCTCGTCCGTGAGATGGTTATCTTTAAGATCAGCGATTAACTTTATAGTTGCGGCTTGCATAAGCCCCACTGTAAATGATGCTCTTTGACCCTGCTTGTCTGCCTCTATTAAGTGAGACAGTATTGCCCTACCCTCATCTGAGAGTAGGTCTGACTCGTACTTAACATCTTCTACTGTAACGATTCCCATTACAACTCGTCCTCCATCGTAGTTTCATAAGAGTCAAACTCAGCACCGTCAGGTGTACCAACTTCAACAAGTTCAAGAACCTGCATAGCCTGGAAATCTAAACCTTTAAAGGTTGTACCTTTCCATACTGATTCCCATTCTTTGTATTGCACCTTAACACTGGAGCCGTTACCAACCCTAGCATCTAGTGTGTTCTTATACTGATCCACTAGCTTGGGGGCAGGGCGAATCATATCGTTAGGGCCATTGACCTTACGCTTAATAACAATTGCAGGGCCTTCGTCCATCTGCTTAATAGTAAAGCCTCTCGCTTTAAAGTCCTCTGCGGTTGCTTCATCTACAACTAAGTTAACCGAATACACAGGATCATAAGTTGTGTTCGGGGTTGTTACTGATGCCCAGTATGCTGCGCCTTCTAATATAGCCATGTTACTTTCCTTTTATTGGTGATTGAAATTGAATGTTGAGTTTACCATAAGTGTGGGTGTTCGACCAGCTTTATTTGTTTCCGTAATTATCAGGGTCAACATCTGACATTGCCCTTTCTATATCAATTTTAGTTTCGTACTCTGTTTTATCTATAATGAATTGTATTACGGCCTGTTCTTGTACACGGAAGTGAGCGCAAGCCCTAACTAAACCTGCCTTACCGTAGACAACATCCTGTGCAGCCTTTGATGTAGCTACTGCCTGTGCAGAGGGATCTGGTTTAAGCGTCTCTTCAAAAAAATTCATTCGTCCTCGTCCCTTTCTTTTTTAAGTTCGTTTATCATAAGCTCAGATTCATATAACAATCTAATGCCGCAGCCTAACGC